AGCCTGGGTGTGCGTAAGCTCCCAGGCTTGGTCCGCATCCCAGGGGCAATCCCCGGATGTAAAGCTTTGAAGTAAAGTCCCGGCTGGATTGTAAATGTGCATCGCCTCGTCAGCGACACCAATCACATATTTTTCGTCGGCAGAAAATTCAAAAGAAATAAGACGGACCTTACCAGGGAGCGCGACTAAGCGCTCGGTCCCTGGTCGCGTTTGTGCCCCACCAGTATTTAATGGCAGCACGTTCCGAAGGCTGGCCGCACCCCGGCTATAGATGTTCTCGCCAACACGCCCGAACATTCGGGGATCGAGCTCACCGGCGCTGAAGTCAGTCTGTAAAAGGCGGAGCTCTGTCAACGCGCCCTCCGAACATTCCGTGGCTTGATGCGTCGGTTGGTCTGCGCGCTGGCATCCGCGTGCTTGGCTTGACGCATTTGAACGTCAGCCCGCCTCTCAAAGTAGTCCGCAATGTCTGCCTTCTGAGCAACAGCCGTCGAGAAGATTGCGGCAAGACGGAATTCAACCAAAGTCAAAAAGTAGGCTGGCCATTCTGACGGCACAATGTTCGCGGTATAGGTGGCTGTAATGACTTCTTCTTCGCCCGCATTGCAAAACAACCTGTCACCTACAAGCCGGAAGGGAACGTCCCAGTCGTTAGATGTTACCCGGTCCAGTCGCAAGCAATCCGCAGGCTTCATGTATTGCGCCGTGTAATTGGCTTGTGGAGCCGCCGTCACTCGGCTTAGTTGCTCTTGCTTTTTAGAAAAAGACCAGGGGTATGAGGCGAGTTCATTCTGAACGACATCATCATAAAGGTGGGACGCGGCATCGCTTTCTGTCGTCCCGTCAGTGAAGGAGCTAATGGGATCGGCCCCCATCATAACCAAAGCCCGCGCACAAACGTCAATCTTTGTAATCACATCGCTCTCCAAAAGCAGAAAGGGGCAGGCTCGCGCCCACCCCCTCCTAACATGAAACCGATTGGCCGGGTATCCCGGCCCCGGTTAACTCGTCGCGATCTTGGTCGTAACTGTCGTGGCATTATCCGCTGACGTAACGACAACCGTATTCAGCAAGTCAAGGTTGGTATCATAACACATGATAACATCCCCGCTCTTTAGGTTGTTGGTTACGCTGCTGAAGTAGCCAGACGCAACCACGGTCGCGTGAGCGTCGGCAGACGTATAATGGAAGAGACCGTTTGTCCCTCCTGTCGTACGCCGTAGGGTCGCTGGTGAAAAAGCCATGTCATTTTACTCCGTGTTACCGATTAGGACTCGTCAACTTCGACAACGCGGCAACCGCCAGCGTCGATCAGAACAGCGCCCATAGAAAGCTGACTGTTCACAAAGTTGGAAGCCTTTTCCGGGATGTAGTCAATCCGCGTAGATACATCGGCGTTGATGCCGTGCCCTACTGAGGACGGGTGCCAGCACAAGCAATTCCGAATGTTTGATGCAACCGTCAGACCAGAGTGCGTGAACATATTAAAGCCGAGCCAACGCTTGGCCGTCATGCCACCCTTGAACGGAAGTTCGTCCATGCCAATGAAGTCTGCAGAAGCGAACGAGTTGTCCGAAAGGAGGTCAGTCCACGCAGCGGGAGATACCGCCATCCACCGCTGGCCATCGTCGGGCACATCGTCGTTATTCAGGTCTTCAAACAGTTGCAGCATCTTAGCCTTTGTCAGCCCGGCGCTGCCGTGAGAAATGGTGTTTGAAGTCGTTTCCATCGCCGCGATGATGATATCATCCGTCGTTCGACCCATTGCATATGCTGCACTGGATGCGACGACCATGCGTTCATCAATGTTGGTCTTGAGTTCATCAAGCACATCAATGTAATCGCCAGCGTAGTAGTCAGCCATTGTGGCTTCAACATAACTGTGAACGAGGTTCATTGGCGTGATGTTGGCGTGACGCCCTTTGGTAGAGGCTACGCCTTTGGCGAGCTTCTGAAAGCGCACGGTGTTTGCAGCAACCGTCTTGGTTCGGACTGTGCCACGGAATTTTGAACCCATTCGCTGATATGCGAGATGCACATCCTGTTCGAACTGGGTGATAAAGGCTTGGTCAATGGTCTCGCTCATAGCGGACTCCGTTATCTGGATTAGGACAATGGTTCCCCAACCTCAGACCGGCGCGAGTTCCCGCGAACGGCTCACCGTCTTGATATGGACCTCATGGGTTAATGACCAATTCCAATCCCTGTGTCAAGCGCTGCTACCCATTGTATATAAATGACCAGAGCATACAAAACCTAGCTTCTTTAAAAGCTGCCCCGTTTTATCAACATCAATCCCAGTGGTGACACCAAGCTGAACCTCAACGACCTCTGGATCATCGAAAGCCCATCGGGTGAAGTCACGGATCAGAAGGACGCCCGCCATTGATCCGCGTGAATCCTTGGGCACAAAGAACAACAGATCGATCGCCGCCTTCTTTTGCGAGAAGTACAGCGGCGTAGTGGACCCGGCCATCAAGCCGATGATCTTCTCACCAAGCACCACGATCTTTCCGTAGAAATTCGATTGCCCAATCAGCCCCGACAGGTTGGCGACTACAGCCGCCTCACTGAAGGGAATGTCCCGGTATCGGGACTCCTCGTGCAAATCCCGCCCGAGTCGGACAACCCCGGCAATGTCCGAGCGATCAAGTGTTCGCATACCGACGCGCATAGGCTTCGTCCACTTGCTTGATAAAGTTCGGGTCGCGGCTTCCGGCTTTCCAGTATCGTTCATCGTTCTGCATCGATGTCAGTTCTTCTTGCGTTGGGACAGGATCACCACCGCCGTCAGAAGGCAGCACCATCTGCCCATTGGTCATGCGCTCAAGCATCGCAATCCCGCTCGCCGTTTGGGTTAGCCGCTGCAAAGCCTCATACTCAGATTGATCTTTGGCGTTGGCCTGCATCCAGGCACCGGCGGCAGAAATACGTGCGTCAGCATTTTCCCCAAGCGCGGCGCGCTCTGCATTAAGATCAGGCTGCTCGCCTGCGATGGCAGTCGCATAAGCTTGAAGCCCCTGCTCATATGCCTCCTGTGGCAGCTTCGCGGCATGGCAGGTATCGCGCCACCATGTTGCGATGTCGCTTTTTGCGAACGCCTCCGGGTCTGTGATTTCAATGGTCTCAGGGACTACGTATCCCTCTGCTGTTTCTGGCACACCTTCAGGAATCTCAGCCGCAATTTCCTGTCGGACCTCGGCGGCAATGTCATCGCGCTTTCCGTGGAAGGCGCGCTCCAACTCGCCGTAACTGGTAGCCAATGCTTCCGGGGTTGTGAACTTTTCCGGTAGCCATGATGGACGGTCAGAATCAGCGGCAGGTGAGGCCTCACCTGGGGTTTCCGTTGCTGCCTCCGGTGTAATCGCCTCCTGGGTTTCTGGTTCCGGCGTTGGCACTAGCGAGTCATTGGGCATGGTTGTGGTCCTCTATTCTCTGCATGATTATGCCGACAAGCCCCCGCATACCTTCTAGGTGGCGGAGTTCGGCGTCAGTGTGTTGGGGGGTGCATGTCGTGTGCTGTGTAATGCTTCGCATATAGGCGAGCATTTCTTTCCCGGCGCCCGTAGATAGGGCAGCGGCTATGTGGGCATTGATCTTGGCGTCGGCATCAGCGGTACGGATGTGTCCGTCAACCGATGGGCGGGCCAGCTTCCTGGGGGGTTTGGTCATTTGGGTCTCCGGCCTGTTGACCAGCGACCTGTGAAAGCTGTTGAACAAGCTGCGCTCGTTCTTCAGGGCTTCTCAACAGGGTCGCAGGTACTGCTAGGTTCTCGGCAAGGTAGGTACTCGACTTTTCTTGATCGACCATCAGGTTTGCAATCTGCCCTCCGAACAATCCACCAAGCATCTGCATGAAACGCGCAAAGTTCTCAACGTCCTGGAACCGCTGCGCTTGGCTTAACGGCGCACTTGCGATCACACGAATGTCGAGCCCGTTAATCGGGGGCGCGTCGATAAGGCCCCGCGATCGCAGGATATAGACTACGCGCTGCATTAAGGGAACAACAAGCTCGTTCTGAAGCCGCGAGTAGGTTCCAGACAAGCGGCGGCTAAGATCAGCCATGCGCTCAGCTATCTCTGTCGCGGTCTTGGGCGACTGGTCCGGGGAGCCTAAGCGCTCGTTGAAAAGCCCCCGGCGGATTGAATCGCGGATTTCATCAAGGACAAGTCCTGCCACATCAAAGCGTGACGCGCTGGCAATTGGCTGGATGCCCCGTGTGTTTGGTGACACCGGGATAACGGCACCCGGCGCAATGCGAATGGTATCCGGATTAACGGTCCCATCATCATCGACTTGGTACATCCCGCTAACGGCAAGATCAGCGTTCTCAAGAACGAACTGGCTTATCAGGTTGACCGTCTTGATGCTGGAAAGGGAATTGACAATAGGGCCGCGGCCCCAGGTTTCGCCAGCCGCTTTCGCCCACCGGAATACGATAAAGGGCGACGAGCCAATGCCCGTCAGCTCTGTCTCGAAAACCTTCTTGCCGGTCTTCTCTGAATAGACGCAATGCTTGTAAACGTATTCGTTCGATCGCTCCCACAGACGATAGCAGGACTCGATTAGACAAACCTTCTTGCCAGGACCGCCGCCTTCCCTCTCGTCAAGGTTCGACGCACCAGGGAAGGCGACACTGATTTTGGTAGGCTCGACCCAGTGACGCACAAAAACACCGTCGATCTTCCCGTCTGGTCCCTCGTCCAGCGCTACGTTCGGCATTGGGATCGACCGGAAGCGGACAAGATCAAGGGCATCGCCATTGTCCACGCGCATGACGCCAGTGCCGACAGCAAGGTCAAGATAGCATTCGTGAAGCTCGGCGGAGATATTGGTGTTCTGCAGAATATCAAAGACAAGGCCGGTCATTTGCTCAAGCGGCTCAAGCATCTGCTGCTTAAGCTCGGCAGGCACGGTATGGCCGGGGGCGAACATTGCCCAACGGACATGGCCGGGCGTCAAGCCAGACTGAATGCGGGAAGCAAACTCCTGCACACCAGACACAGCAGTCTCGTCAAATATCTCAGCGGTACGTTTCTGGCCGGGGCTGTCGTCGAACATGCCGGTTCGTCCAGGCATGGTGTAATCAAAGCACTCGTCAAAAAGCGAGTTCCATCGTTCCTTCGATGCGAAGGCGCGCTTGGACCGGGCGACAATTGGGTCTGCACCGGACCCCGTATCGGAGATTGCGTACAGTTCAGCCAAAATAGTTACGGCCAAAGCCGCCGCCTTTTGACGAGGAGATTAAAGACCGCACACCAATGCCCGCGCCAATGCGCTTTGCGTCAGATAGCGCCTTCTCTTTGTTCTTGGTCTTCTCTCCCTCAAGGCGCTCACGTTCAGCGTCACGCGCAGCTTTAGCGGCTGGGTCTTCCTTGGGAACCTTGGGTGCGAAGCACATTATATTCGCCCTGATATTGTGTGGCGTCGGATGTTAGCCTTGCGATGTTCATACGGTGAAAAGTTTCGCTTGGCAATAAAGGGCGCCGTGGTCGTCCCGCCTGTCGTGATTGCCCTGCCCTCGCCACCGCCAAGCATAAGGTATTGCAAAGCGTCATGCGGGTGGGAGTAGCTGTTCTTGTCTGGCGTGTCCGCGTACCGCTCGCCTGTCACCTGAATGCGCTTGTATTGATAGCCGCCTTCAAAGCCGACGATAATATGTGTGCAGGCGGGGTCAATAAGGATCCCCGGATTGCCATCCACCAGCCGCGTTAGCGGCCCATGCACGGCATCCAACCGGAGGACAGGATCGTTGCTTGAGGCAGGCTGTGCCGTAATCCCCGCAGCCTTCAGGATCATAAACGGCGTCTTCTCGTCAGTCTGTGCCCGGAAGTCGCCCGCAGGATCGCCGGTCAGCCGGAACCTGAACGTAGGATACTCGGCCATCACCGTCTTTAACTCAGTGGCAAAGGCCACCGTGCCCATGTCAGAGGCGACAAGCTCGCGGAAGATTATCCAACGCTTGCCTATTTTCTGGCCGAAGACAGCCGCAGGCGTAAGGCCAAAATCCATACCAACAAGAATATCAACGCCAGGGAAAGGCGTGAGCGAAGATGTAGCAACATGAACACCTCTGTTGAAATCCCGGTAGACAGGGCGCCCCTCAACAACGCGCCCGATCTTATTGAACACGTAGACGTTCAGCCAATCCTCTGACTTGCCAGATACAAGATCAACATAATAGTCAGGGTGAAGGCTGT